AACTGCTGTTTACCATGAATGGCAAACAGATGCTTTAGCTGCAGCAGCTTCTAACAATCACCAAATTGAGGGTGATGAAGTAGCTTTTAATGCTATGGTTGCAACTACTAGAGTTGGAAACAGAACACAGATTTCAAGAAAAGCTGTAATCGTTTCTGGTACTTTAGAAGCAGTATCAAAAGCTGGTAGAAACAATGAAATGGCTTACCAAATTTCTAAGGCTTCAAAAGAGCTAAAAAGAGATATGGAAACTACTCTATTGTTAAACCAAGCTCCTGTAACTGGTAACGATACTACTGCAAGAAAACTTGCTGGTATTGAAACTTGGATTGCTACTAACACTAACAAGGCATCTGCTGGTTCACCAACTCCTGCTGATCCTACTGGTGATGGTACTGATGTAAGAGTTGTTGGAACTCAAAGAGCTTTCACAGAAGCACAACTAAAAGATGTTGTGAAGAAGTGTTGGGACTCTGGTGGAGATCCATCAATGATTATGCTTGGCTCTTTCAACAAACAAAAACTATCAGGCTTTACTGGTGGATCTACTAGATTTGATCCAGCAGAAAACAAAAGATTGGTAGCGTCTGTTGATATATATGAATCTGATTTTGGAGCATTAACTGCTGTACCAAATAGATTCCAACAAGCTAGATCAGCTTATGTTTTACAACCTGATATGTGGGCAGTTTCTTTTTTAAGAGATTTCCAACTTGCAGACTTAGCTCAAAGTGGTGATGCACAGAAGAAATTCTTACTTGCAGAATACACTCTTGAGTCAAGAAACCAAGCTGCTTCAGGTGGTATATTTGATTTAACTACTTCATAGTAGTTATCACTTTTATGAGGGGGTATTTTTACTCCCTCATAATATCAATTAACAATTTTGTTTGGTCTTTGAAGATTTTTAAAGTCGGAACGAAGCAAATAAAGGAAAAAACATGAGAACATTAAACGATTATTTTATAACAGCTAAAATTACTGACATCAGTACAGCAGGTTCAACTTTTGTACCTGTGCCTGATGGTGGAAATGTTATTAAAATTTTAACTTCAATTAAAAATGCAATATCATCTGCTAACGCAGCTCTATCTTTTGAAATAGGTGGAACTGCTATAACTGGTGGTGGAATTACAGTTACTCAATCTGGATCAGCAGCAGGTGATGTGGACACAGCAGAACCTACAGCAGCAAACAGAGTTGAGGAAGCTGGATCAATTGAAATGATAACTGATGGTGGTTCTTCAACTGCTTGTGAGTGTGTAATTACATTCGTTATCAGAAGATAATACAAAATTTGTGGGAGATCCTGTCTAGCGATATTTCTCCCACAAATACCAATTAACTAAAAAGGAAATAAATTATGCCAATGGGAATAGGAACTTATGGTTCTAAAAAAGGACGACCACCTAAGAAAAAAGGTAAAAAGAAAAAATCAAAATCAAAAAAGAAAAGGTAAATAAATTATGAGTTTTAATTATGGATTAAGACATGGAACTGTCCTGAAATTAACATCAGGAAGTTCTTCATCTGCATCAGCAGCATTTACTGCTGGAACAGAATATATCAGAGTGGTAAGCACAATTGCTTGTCATATTCTTGTAGCTGGAACTCCAACAGCAACAACAAGCACATCTTTATTACCAGCTAACGAAGTTGAAACTATTAAAGTTTCTCCAGGTGAAAAAATAGCTGTATTAAGAATTGGTGGCTCAGATGGTGAGTTATATGTTACTGAACTAAGTGCATAATGGCTAAACAAAAGTTTGTTCATTTTACACCTAGAGATCAAAAACCTAAGTTAGGTAAACATAAAAAATCTTTGTCAAAAGGTGAAAAAAGACAAATGAAACTTACTAGATATAAAGGTGGAGGTAGATAATGGCAAAAATTAGAGTAGATAATGATGGTGTAACAACTGAAACTTTCCATGATAACGAAGATAAGGGTGTTATCCAACAAAGATCAATAGATGTTAAACCAATTTTAGAACACAATAAAAAGCTATACACACAGAATGATGGTTACTCACCAGACAAAGGTTTAAAAAGAGTAGCATCTATTCCATCTATTATCTTAGAAATTTGGGCAAAAGAATATAATGGCGATATGAATAAGGGTAATTGGTTTGCTCTACCTAAAGATGTTCAAACAAAAATTTTAAAAGAAAAATTAAATAGTTCTGATTATAGATTATTTAGAACTGCACCAGGAAGATTTTAATGGCACTAACAACATACACAGAATTAAAAGCATCACTAGCTAATTGGTTAAACAGATCAGATTTAACAACTGAGATAGCTGATGACTTTATTAAATTAGCAGAAGCAGATTTTAACTCAAAATTAAGAGTTAGAAGTATGGTAGCTCAAACAACTATTACTATTAATGCTGAAACAGAAGCTCTGCCAACAGGATTTTTACAAGTAAGAGATTTTTATATTTTAAGTGGCTCTACAAAATGTCCATTAAGATATGCAACACCATCTCAAATGGATCAAATGCAAGGCACATCAAATACTGGTTTGCCATCTGTCTATACAATATTAGGAGATACTTTTAGATTTTCTCCAAAACCAGATGCTGAATATACTGGTTATATAAATTACTATAAAACTTTTGATGCTTTATCATCATCAGTTGCAACAAATTATATTCTAGCAAGTCACCCAGCTATATATTTATATGGTTCATTATTTCATGCTGCTAATTTTTTAGGAGGTATTAATCCTCAACAAGTTCAAACATGGCAACAAATGTATGGCACAGCTATGGAAAGATTAGAACAAAACGACAGAGAAGATCAATTTAGTGGATCACCTTTAGTACAAAGAGGTGAAGATACTGTAAGAGGTGCTTTCTCAAATAATTATAAATCAACAAATTGGTAAATTAAATTATGCAACTACCTTTTGGCGAATGGCTTCCAGATCAACCAGATCATTTAAATCCTGGTGCTACTGTTGCTACAAATGTTTATCATGCACAATCAAGTTATAAACCAGTAAAAGGTTTAGTTCCTTATAGTGGTGCATCAACTATAACACAAAATTCTAAAGGTGCTAAATCATTTAGAGATAATACAAATACAGTATTTACTTTTATTGCTACTAAAGAAACTATTTATAAATTAACATCAGGTACTTTTACTGATATTGGTGCAAGAGGTTTATTATTATCAACAGCTAAAGCATCATGCACAATTACAGTTTCTGATTATGCAAATATAGGTGGTTCAAAAACTATTACCTTAAAAAAAAATGATGGTAGTACAGTTATATTTACATCAGTTACTAGCTCACCGACTACTAACCAATTTCATGTTCAAACAAATAACGATACAACTGCTACAAATTTAAAAAATACAATTAATGGTCATGCTGATTTTACAGCAACAGTTTCAAATGCAGTTGTTACTGTTACAAGAGCAACTATTGGAAATGCAAATTTAACCAATGTTTCATCTGACACTACAAGATTAACAACTACAAATTTTTATGGTGGTACACCTTTAACTGGAGCTGATACTGATTTTGTTACTTTTACTCAATTTGGAAATTATGTAATTGCATCTAATGGTGTAGATGCTCCACAATATTTTTTAATGGGAACTTCAACAGGGTTTGTTGATTTACAAACTTTAGTAACAGCATCAGGTTCTGGAACAGTACCAGCTAAATTTAAAATAAGTGGTGTTATAAGAGATTTTTTAGTAACTGGTAATATTGAAAATGCAAAAAATAAAGTTGCATGGTCAGGTATTAACGACATTTCAACTTGGGAAGCTGGTGTTAGTTCATCAGATACTCAAGACTTGCCAGGCTCAGGTGGTCAAATCGTTGGAATTACGTCAGGTGAAGTTGGGTACGTCTTTAGACAAGACCAAATAATTCGTATGGACTTTGTTGGAGGAGCAACAATATTTAGATTTTCAGTTATATCTCCAAACAGAGGTGCAGTTTATGGACAAACTATATGTCAAGATAATAGACAAATTTTCTTTTACGCATCAGATGGATTTTTTCAAATCAATGGTGACCAAGTATTGCCGATAGGAGCTGAGAAAGTAAATAGATTTTTTGATAGTGATTTAAACAAAGCATATACAGATAGGATTTCTGCTGCTGTTGATCCATTTAATACTTTAGCAATTTGGTTATATCCAAGTAAAGATAATCCAAACACTACTGGTATATGTGATAAATTATTAATTTATAATTATGTTACACAAAAGTGGTCAATTGCTAAAGTTAAAGCATCACAAATATTTAAACAATTTATCGTAACAAATACAGTTGAACTTATGGATATTATAAGTTCTGATCTTGATGAAATTAATATTTCATTAGACTCTGCATTTTGGACAACTGGACATTTATATTTAGGTGCTATTGATGAAAATTTTAAAGCAGCAATATTTTCTGGAAAAAATTTAGAAGCTGAACTTGAAACAAAAGAAACAGAAATATTTCCTGGTGCAAGAGCAAATGTAACAAGTGTTAGACCAATTGTAGATGCTAGTTCAAATGTAGTAATTAAAACTAGAGATAAACTTGCAGATGCAGTTACAAGTTCTTCATCAAGCACAATTAATACTTCTGGTATTGCACCAGTTAGACAAAGTGGAAGATACTTTAGAGCAAATGTAAAAATTCCAGCAGAAAGTCTTTGGACTAATGCTCAAGGAATTGATTTAACAGCATCACCAGGTGGTAATAGATAATGAGTGATAAAATAAATATAGACAACGTAAGATATTCAATAGAAACTCAAGAGTTTTTTCAAAGACAAGTAGAGGAAGCATTGAATACTTTAATCAACAAAAATAATACTGAAAGCGATAAGGCTTTTAGTTGGTTTATGAATTAGGAGTAAAAAAAATATGAGCAGTAATATAAAAGATTATTCAACAACGCAGGCAAGCAACACATCTTTAAATACTATTGATGTAGATGAGGGTATGCTACCTAGTAATTTAAATAATGCTATTAGAGCATTAATGAAAAATACTAGAGATTGGTATAACGATAGTCAATGGGTACAGTATGGTGATGGTGATGGAGCAGCGACTGTTGCTTATGCTTCAGGTACAACTTTTACAATTGCTGGAGTTGATGTTACAACAATTTATACAGTTGGTCGTAGAATAAAAGTTATAGCTGCAACACCTGGAACTATTTATGGAACAATTACAGCAGTTGCATTTTCATCAAATACAACAGTAACAGTTGCATGGGATAGTGGTTCATTATCTTCTGAAACAATTGATGTTTATTTAGGTGCTTTAACTGCTGAGTCTGTACCCAAAACAATTAACGCAGATAGAATTAATACTGGTGTTGTATCAAATACAGAATTTAATTATTTAAATGGTGTAACAAGTGCTATTCAAACTCAATTAGATGCTAAACAAGCAACTATTACAGGATCAGCTACTACTATTGATACAGAAAGTTTAACTGCTAATAGAGCTGTTATATCTAATGGCTCTCAAAAAATTGCAGTATCAGATGTAACTTCAACTGAGCTTGCTTATCTTGATGGTGTAAGTTCAAATGTTCAAACTCAAATGAACACAAAAGCTACTACATCTTATGTTGATGACGCAGTTGCTGGACTTAGAACAAGAATTATTTGTAGAGCTGCAACAACAGCTAATATAGATTTAACTGCTGATTTACAAAATGGTGATACTTTAGATGGTGTAACTTTAGCAACAGGAAATAAAGTTTTAGTTAAAAATCAATCAACAGATTCTCAAAATGGAGTTTATATTGTAGTATCAAGTGGAACTGCTAGTAGAGATCCACAATTTAATACAGTTGCAGAATTAGCTGGTCAAATGGTTGTTGTTCAAGAGGGTACTGCTGGAGCTGATAAACTTTTCTTATGTACTTCTGATAATTCAGGATCAATTGGATCAGCTAGTATTACATTTACAATAATTACTCCACAAAATACTGGAGATGTTACTTTAACTGGAACACAAACTTTAACAAACAAAACTTTAACAAGTCCTAAAATAAATGAAGATGTAGCAGTAACTTCTACTGCAACAGAACTAAATTTATTAGATGGTAAATCAGCTACTAACTTAGCTTTAATAGGAAAAACTGAAGGAACAAATTTTACAAACTCTTTATTAATTGGACATACAACTACAGGAACTTTAAATGCAGCACAAAGAAATATTGGAATTGGTAAAACTGCTTTAGATGCTTTAACAAGTGGAGACGATAATATAGCTTTAGGTTATGGAGCTGGTTCTGGTGTTACTACTGGTACAGATAATATTGGAATTGGTAGTTATTCTATTTTTGCTGTTGCAGATGGAACTAATAATGTTGGTGTTGGTAGACAAGCAGCAACAAACACAACTTCTGGTGATGACAATACTGCTATAGGTTATAAATCTTCTTACTTTAATGCAACAGGAAGTGATAATACAGCATTAGGAAGTGAAGCATTAGAAGGAGCATCTGGTCAAAATAATAGTTCAAATACAGCAATAGGAGCAAAGGCTTTAACTGCTGTTACTACTGGTAATTCAAATATTGGATTAGGTAAAGATGCTGGAGATAATATTACATCTGGTTCTGGAAATGTAATTATTGGAAGTATTAATGCTGGATCAGCTACAGGAGATACACAACTAATAATTGCTGATGGTACAGATGGTTCAGTTAAATGGATTGACGGAGATAGTTCTGGAAATTTAACAACAACTGGGGATGTAACTTTAGCAAATGATAAAAAAGTAATTTTTGGAGATGCTGGAGAAAATATAGTAGGTGATGGAACTAATTTTACAGTAGCTTCATCTAACAATTTTACATTAGACGCTGGAAATGATGTGTTTTTAGATGCAGGTAATGGTAATATATATATTCAAGATGATGGTACAATTTATGGTCATATTTCAAAATCAGGTAGTACAGATTTTCAAATAAAAAGTTATGTATCAGATAAAGATTTTAAAATTTTAGGTAACGATGGTGGATCACAAATTACAGCTTTAACATTTGATATGTCAGAAGCTGGTGCTGCTACATTTAATAGCACAGTTCAAGCAACTGGTTTTAATATTGGTGGTACTGCAATTACATCAACAGCAGCAGAATTAAATACAGTAGATGCGTTAAGTAGAGGTAGTCTTATTTATGGTAATAGTGGTGCTGCTACAGCAATTTTAACTAAAGGTTCAGCAAATCAAGTATTAACTTCTGATGGAACAGATATAGCTTGGCAAGATGCTGGTGGTGGTGGTATGGGTGCTTTACTACATACTTCAAATGTAACTTCAATGACTTCAAATATTGTTATTGATGGAATATTTAGCTCTGATTATTTAAATTATTTAGTAGTTGGTACTTTACATCCAGCAACCAACGACCAACAAATAGAATTAAGATATAGACAAGGTGGTTCAACAATTACTGATACAAGTTATCGTAGAGGTTGGAATGGAAATTATACATCTAATTCTTCTGGTCAAACAAGATATGATAGTGGAACTTATGGTGATGATGGAATTACTATAATGAATAATATTAGTTCTACAGAAAATACTGGTGGTGGTAATTTTCATTTATATCTTTATGAACCTTTATCAACTGACAATTTTAAAAATGTTACTTGGCATGCAATTAGTGAAAGTCCAAACAGTTCAAAAATATTAATGAACTTATCTGGTACTGGATTGTTTTATGGAAATACAACAGCTTTATCTGGATTAGATTTTTTTATGGCAAGTGGAAATATAAAAGGCAATATTAAAGTTTACGGATTACTTTAAAATAGGAGAATAAAAATATGACAAAAATAAATTATAATGGTGTTGAAAGAGATATGACTGTTGCTGAAGAAGCACAGAAAACAACAGACACTAATAATTGGAATGCTAATAAAGTAAATATAAAATTAACTGATTTACGAATTGTTAGAAATAATCTTTTAGCAGATACAGATCATTATGCTCTATCAGATGTAACTATGACTTCAGAAATGGAAACTTATAGACAAGCATTAAGAGATTTAACTAATGGTTTAGACACAGTTGAAAAAATAGCAAACGTAACTTTTCCAACTAAACCATAAAATTAAAATTAATTATGGCAAATACATATCGTTTTATAGGAAAAGCATTAGCAACTACTGCTGAAACAGCTTTACTTACAGCATCATCAACAGAAACATTGATAATAAAATCTATAAGAGTTACTAATAATACTGCTAACACACCTACATTATCTTTAGATGTTTTAGATAGTTCAGCATCAACAGAATTTACAATACTTAAAACACAATCTTTATCAGCAAACACAACA